TGCTTTGAAAACATTTTGGACGAAACTGACGGGAACCAGCCCGAACTGGCGCAGGTCAAAGCGCATTTGCCCAGACTTGAAACGGTGGGCCTGAACCAGCACAGTTACGGTGCAAGGGTTTCTGCCTGGGCTTCGGCTCATATGGGTGTTGACTTGATGACCTGGCAAAAGCATGTGCTTGAAGGTCAGCTGTCGCATGACGGTGAAGGCAATCTGCAATTTCGTGAAGCTCTTGTGTCTACGGCACGCCAGCAAGGTAAGTCTGTTGCGCTTCAGGCTTTGATTGGTTGGTGGCTTACTGAAATGGCGGTGATTCGAGGCAAGCCCCAAGCTGTGCTTTCGGTGGCTAACAAACTTGACCGTGCCGAAGCAATCTTTGGGTTTATTGCCCCAATACTTGTAGACAAATTTGGTGGAAAGGCGGCCAATGCTTTGGGCCGTAAGTCTGTAAAAATGCCTGATGGGTCAACGTGGGAAGTTAGAGCTGCAACCCCAAACCTGCACGGTGGTAGTTACGACTGTATTTTGATTGACGAACTTTGGAATATTTCGGCGGCGGTGGTGGACGAAGCGTTACGACCAAGCCAAATTGCTATTGGAAATGGTGGCCCACTACTCAGCATGTGGTCAACGGCTGGCGACGAGTCAAGCGCCTGCTTTATAGCTTTTAGAGAAGCGGCCATATCTGAGATTGACAACGGCGATACCGGCAACCTTTACTTTGCTGAATACAGCATGAAGCCAGGTAGTGACCCTAGAAATGAAGCCAATTGGATTATGGCCAACCCAGCGATGGGGCAAACCGTGACCGTCGAAGCATTACGAGCTGTCAGCAAAAAAGATTCGTTTCTTCGAGCGCACTTAAACATGTGGGTGTCTGCCCGTGGCGCATGGCTACAACCTGGCGTCTGGGACAAACAAAAAACCGATGTGCCTATGCCACCTGGTGGCGTGTTAGCAGTTGACACCGACCTGACAGACGGACGCTATGTTGGCGTCAGATCATCAGTGCTTGAATCCAAAGCCCATGTTTGTGTCGAATTCATGGTAGATACCGAAGACCAAATGTGGGAAGAAGTAGAACGGGTCATGGCAGACACGGCCACAAGTCTGGTCATTACGCCAGCCCTGCATTTACATTTGCCAACAAATTTGGAACGTCGAAGCACCGTCATTGGTTACGGCGAACTGCTCAAATATTCGGGCCTTATTCAAAAGATGATTGTTGAAGGCAAAGTAAGACACCGTGGCGAACTGTCTTTGGCTGAACATGTCAACCGTGCCGTGCTAACTAAAACTGGTGGCGGTGTCGTTCTGTCTAGTCAAAAGTCGCCTGGCCCAATCGAGCTGTGCCGGTGCATGGCATGGGCTATTGCCGAATCGTCACGGCCTAAAATTGTAGGCAAACCAATGTTTGCTGTGTCTAAGACACCGTGAGTTTCGGTCAGGCTATTGTTGCAATAGTTCCTGCCCTGCGTCGGGCAGGGCAGGGACACACCCCCGATAGGAAGAAACACCATGGGATTGTTTAGCGGTACCAAAGTTAACAAAGCGGCGATAAGCCCCCAGCCTGAACCGTCTGTGCAAGCAGCTGCGGTTGGCGGTGCCTATTACAGTTCGCAAGTTGCTGGCCCTAACCTCATTGGTGATTGGTGGTCTTACCAGGCTGGCCTTATGCGTAACCGTGCAATGTCGGTTGCCGCTATCAGTCGAAGCCGTGACCTTATGGCGTCAGTCCTGGCAAACATGGAACTGAAGATGTGTACCGAAATGTGGAACGGTGAAGAAATGGAAACCGTACCGCTGGCGCCACGTTCCTGGCTGAAACAACTTGACCCTGAAATGCCAAACAACTTCTTGTTTCCGTGGGTATTTGATGATCTTTTCTTTTTTGGCCGTTGCTTCTTGTACATCACAAGTCGAACAAAAGACGGTTACATGGCCAGCGCCACAAGATTACCCCAAGGGTCAATTACCACGCCCGACGCCAACGGTCCCGTCTGGTTTGGAAAATCAAAAGAAATCTATTTTAACGGTGGCGCTATAGACCCAGCCGATGTAGTCCAAATTTACAGCCCAACCCAAGGCATGATCTTTATGTCTGAGCAAACCATAGCAACAGCCTTAAAACTTGAAGACGCCAGGTATCGCAATGCTTCGAGCGCCATACCGGCAGGCGTACTTAAACAAACTGGTGGCGAACCGTTGTCAGCTATTGAGTTGGCACAGTTGGCTGAAGCGTTTAACCAAGCACGGGCCAGCAATCAGACAGCTGCACTAAACGAATTTTTGACGTACACAGAAACCAATGCAACACCTGACAAAATGCTGTTGATTGACGCCGCCGAATATCAAAGTAAGCAAATCGCTAATTTGTGCAATGTACCCCCGTATTTGTTGGGTATTTCAACAGGTAGTTACGCCTACACAAACAGCGATAGCGCCAAGTCCGATCTTTGGACTTTCGGCCTGTCAATGTACGCCAAGGCCATAACCTCAGCCCTCAGTCAACAACTGCCCCGTGGCACCTATGTTAAATGGGACTACGAGGACTATCTAAAATCTGAAGGTACAGAAATGTACGAACCACAACAACAACCACAAGAAAACACACAAGAGGACCTAGCGACATGATTCGTTTTACTTCCAACACTTTTGCTGTCGAAGCCGCAGGCCCAGACGGTGAAGCACGCCGAACCATTACAGGCATTGCGGTGCCTTACAACACTTTTGCTACCGTGAGCGATGGCACTACCGTGCAATTCGCACCAGGCAGTTTGCCCGTTGACGGTAAGGCCCCACGCCTGTACATGTACCACGATTCAACCCAGCCTGTTGGTTTAGTGGCCGAACGTGTAGACAGTCCCGAAGCCATGTATTTTACAGCCAAAGTATCGTCAACCCGTGCCGGTGACGAAGCCCTAGTGCTTGCAGCTGACGGTGTAATTGACAGCGTGTCAGTTGGTGTCAACCCCACAGAATTTAAGTACGACGACGAAGGCAACATGACCATCTTGGCTGCCGAATGGATAGAGCTGTCGCTAGTCCCCACGCCTGCTTTCGCTGGTGCTACGATCAGTCAAGTAGCGGCGGAAGCGCCACAAGTCGAAGAACCAAAGGAAGAACCCAAAATGGAAATTACCCCTGCAGTTGTTGAAGAAACCGTAGTGCCTACAGCACCGATTTTTGCCACAGCAAAGCGTGAACCACGTTTGCCAAACGCTTTTGAATTTATGGCCGCAATCCACAAGGGTGGAATTGAAGCCGCTAACGCCAACAAAGTTTGGGAAGATTACCGCGCTTATCACAAGTCGCCAATTGAAGCCGCCGCTGGCGATGTGGTCAGCTCAAATGTGAGTGGTATTGTCCCATTGCCGTTGTTGGGTCCCGTGTTTGCTGATATTAATTACATTTCTCCGTTGCTTACCGCAGTAGGCACCCGTGCAATGCCTGGTGGCGGTACTGGTTCTACGTTCATTCGCCCGACCTGGACAACCCACCCCACCGTTGCCGAACAGGCCGCACAGCTTGACGCCGTATCAGCCACCACTTCAGTGATTGCCTCGAATACGGTCACCAAAAAGAGTTTTGCTGGTGCCACCACCCTTTCATACCAGACCGTTGACTTCACAGACCCAGCCGCTATGGCAGTCATCATGCAAGACCTTGCCGGTCAGTACTTGCGAGCAATCGACAACTTCGCTTGCGACAACCTTGTAACCGCCGCTTCGTCCGATGGTGTTTGGGACTTGACCGTGGCCGACTTGCTGAAGTCAATCTACGATTGCGCAGTCACCACGGTTGCGGCCACCAACTTCTTGCCAACCCATATCGCTGTCGACCCAACGACCTGGGGCTTGATGATGCAGCTCACCGACGACCAGAAGCGCCCGATTTTTGGTTACACGGGCGGTGGCCTCAATGCGTTTAACGCAATCGGTAACGGTGGCATTAACGCTTTCCAAAACGCCAACCCACTCGGTTTGCAAATCGTTGTCGACAACAACTTCGCCGCAAAGACAATGGTCATTTTCAACAGCAACGCCTACGAAATTTACCGCCAAGACCGTGGCCTGCTTTCGGTTGAAAACCCCAGCACCATTTCACGCACCATGTCAATGTTCGGTTACGCCGCAACCTTTGCCGCTAACTCAAGCATGATTCGCAAGATCACCCAGGCTTAGTCGAAAGGCGGTTAGCCGCCCATGGCTGTTTATCAAGTCATATTCCACCAGCGTTTAGACGATTACGCTGTGGTACAAACATTGACAGAACCCGAACTGAATTTGGGCTTACCGTTCACGCTTGCTGGCTTAGGCCACGGTTTGAACGGTACGCACAATGTTTACGCCATACCCGAATATTTGTTTACGGGCGTAACTAGTACAGGCGATCTGACATTTGACTACAACTACCCGATACCTAATCAGGTGTTGTTTTATGACGCAGGCGACAACCTTGACCGCTCAGCTGCAATCCCACAAGGCACCCTGACCTATACCGAAACTTGCACCTGGGTGACCGGCACACAGATTGGCACTTGGCTAGGCATTGCTTTGGCAAGTGTTGACGAAACCGCTTTTTTGGCTCAATGTGCTTCAAGCGCCAACAACTTCATTTTTCGTAGACGTCAAGAGTCAGGGTATACGGACTCTTTGACTACGGTCCCTAGCGGTGACGTAGAGCTAGCCACGATTATGATGGGTGGCTCGATTTACAGGCAACGTGGCGCTATAGACCAATTCGCAAGTTTTAGCGATATGGGCAACGCCACCGTGTCTGGGCTGTCGCCGTTAATCAAACAACTGGCTGGTATCCCACGGCCTGCGGTTGCGTAATGACTGTCTACACCGACCTGTTCAATGAGTCGATAGATGACCTAGCAACAACCCTTGCAACGATTACAGGTTTACGGGTCGTATTTGACCCTGAAAAGATTAACCCACCGTGCGTGTTTATTGATGCACCCAGTTTTGATTGCTTTAACTACAACATCGTCACCATGAATTTTTCGGTAAAAGTAGTGACACTAGGGCCAGGCAATTTGGACGGCTTACGCAACGTTTTAGACATGTGTGCGAAGGTCCTAGCAAAGAACGTGGCAGTAAAATCTGGGCGCCCTGGGTATATCCCGATTGGTGGCCAAACTTTTGCCGCATATGACCTATCCATTGACGTACAAGCACAAGCAGGTTGAACATGAAATACACGATTATTAGCGACAAGATCGGAACTATAGGCGCAGAATTTGTGCCTGGTGCCGGTACAAACATTGAAGCGTTACTGTTGCACGGGTTCATTGAATCTGACGAGATTGTTAGCGACAAGCCCACCCCAAAATCTGCTAAAACTAAAGCACACACAAAGAAGGATTAAACCTCATGGCAACTTCGACATACCTTTCTAACCCAGGCGTAATGGTCAACAGCGTTTCGTTGACCGACCAATGCACGGCAGCCACGGTCACAAATATGGCCGAAGCCTTGGAATCAACCGCTTTTGGTTCCACCTCAAGGGTTTTCGTTTCAGGGTTGTTCAACCAAGAAATAACCTTAGACCTATACATGAGTTATGCCGCCACCGAAACCTACGCAACTTTGGCAGCTCTAGTTGGCACGACCACCACCGTAAAGGTTTCTAACACCGTTGCAGGCTTGACCACAGCTAGTGCCACAGAACCACGCTTTGAATTGGTGGGCGCTTATCTTGAGTCTTTGCCAGTTATCAACGCAACCATGGGCGAATTAAGCACCATTTCAATTACTTTTAAGGGTGGCGTTTTGACCACCGTTGTTTCCTGATCTAGCAACCCCAACAGCAAAGGCCCGACATGCAACTAACACTTAGAGTCGACCAGGGCGAAGGCCCTGTAGAAGTAAGCACCAACCTTTTCACCATTGTTTCATGGGAACGCAAATTTAAACGCAAAGCCAGCGACATGGCCAGCGGTATCGGCATTGAAGATTTGGCGTATTTAGCACACCAGGCATGCATGCAACACAATGTCACCGTGCCGGTAGTCCTAGATGATTTCATTAAGAAGCTGGTGTTGCTCGAAGTTGTCAACGACGAGCCAGACCGCCCTACGGTGCCAGTACCTACCGAAACGCACTAGCCCAAGTTTTAGTAGCGACAGGGTACTGGCCCCAGCAAGTAGAGTTTGACAATAATGACCTAGCGACGGTCATTAAAGTCATAAACGAAAGCAGAAAACAGCGATGACAACCGATTTGACTCT